CCGAGGGCCTATAGATGAATGGATGTGGTCTCACGGGCAATCACAGGGAGGACTCCACACTGGCTTTAATGGTAGTGGAGAAGGGGCTTATAACCCATATGCGACAGGGTATATAGATAACCAAGCTTTCGACACACCAGACGAGCAGTTGTATAACCCAGAGATCCCAGAACCTCCAGTAGAAGAGTGGCAATATAGTTGGGCAGAGATAAGTGCTCTACCCGGTGGGGATAATGAGTATGCAAAGAAGATGGGGTATGACCAGCTTAGCCAGGAGGAAAGAGAAGCTGTTTTCTTAGACCTACAGAAGAAGCGGCAGCAGAAAGAAATGGACGCCATGATGGGGACAACAAGTCCTCCTCTAAAGCCTGCTACCAAGGATGGCTCGCGGTGGAGTCCAGACGATATTCCTTTGTCAGAAAAGAAATCATGGGGGAAAGGATTCTCGAAGGGGCAGGTTCCTCCAAATCAACAAGCGCCAAAACAAGGGGACGACTACGCGCATATAGATGCCGATATATTAGTAGATCCTATTATCCAGATGAGGAATATAATCCAAGGCGCTATTGCCTATGTGCAGGATTGGTTCGATTATGTCGTACAGCTAATTTATGATCTTCTTGGTACTGATTTTGGCTGGATGATGAAGAGACTAGACCAGACCGTTCTAAAGTCCCGTATCATCCAGCTTATCTATATGATAATCGCGATCATTGATGCTTTCATGAATACGGATCTCAAGTGTGGGACGAATACGAATCTCAATCCTGCACATATGGATTATATGATAGGAACGGCTATGAATCGTCTTAGCCCGTTCAAATTTATCAAAAAACCAGATGGGACATTCGAAGTCATCCCTCCTGGTAGAACACAATCTCAGAAAGATCCACAAGAGCTTATGCAACAGGCGAAGGCGATAATGGACGAGGGAAAGGCCTCGAAAGTCACAGCCGAGCAAAAAGCTGCAGAATCAGGTATTATTATTAAGGATTGCCTCAAGAAGGTCTCTGCCGACGACCTCAACAAGGTAAGACAGTGGATTAGAGACTTCGAAAGGAGAAGCGGCTCATATGCCTGATAATATTACGCCAATGCCGCCAAGAGCAAAGGAAGAGAAGGGCTCGAGCGGATTCCTCGAGAGCAAAGAGCGCCTAATCCCTATCGTCGTTCCATCTCCAGTCAAAGTATATACGACTAATATTGGTAGGAGGAGAGCCCCTGAACTGCAGTGGGAAGCTCCTGAATGGGATCTTGCCGAGTGTGGCCGAATAATCGATACAGAAGCCTACATCCGTAGGGCTTTCGCTGTTAAAGAAGCTCTCTTCCTCAAAGAGGGATGGGAATTTACAGGACATAATCACCAAAGAGTTGCTTATATCAAGAAGCGTCTACGCCAAATGCAGCATGCTGGTGGGGTCCCATTCGAAATTCTTCTATCGTGGACGGTAAATTCTCTGATCCGAACGTCAAATGCCTTCTGGGTGAAGAAAAGAGACTTCAAGGCCTCTGGGGGAAAGAGGCGTCAGAACGAAAAGAACAAAACAATCGACCCAATTGCCGCATATTTCCCTGCTCCAGCAGAGACAATTCGCTTTAAAAGAGACGAATACGGAAAAATTGTCGCATATACGCAGAATATTAGAGGAAAAGAGTCTGCAGAGTTCTCTCCAGACGACGTGATCCACTTCTTTTTCGACAAAAGAGAAGGATTCTCTGTTGGTACTCCTGTTCTTGTACCGATAAAGGACGATATTCGTGCTCTACGTAGGATAGAGGAGAACGTTGAACTATTGGTTTACCAGCACCTCTTCCCTCTTTTCCATTATAAGGTAGGGACAGAGACTGCTCCAGCGATGATCTTCCCCGATGGTACGACGGAAATCGATGTTGTACGCGATGGTATCGCCAACATGCCGGCAGATGGCTGTTGGGTAACGCCAGAGCGACATAGTATTGAGGTAGTGGGGGCAGAAGGGGAAGCCCTAAAGGTAAAAGATGTCATTGAGCATTTCAAACAGCGCATCTTTACTGGTCTTGGAGTCAGTACTGTCGACATGGGAGAGGGCGGTACAGCTAACCGGTCTACTGCTAAGACTATGTCCCGTAACCTAATAGATAGGACAAAGGCGGAACAGAATGAAGTAGCCGCATTCATCAATAAATATGTCATAGAAGAGCTTCTACAAGAGAGTACTTTCGATCAAGAGACGCTTTTCGAAGAAGAGAATGTCGTAAAGCTTAGGTTTAAGGAAATCGACCAAGAGGCTAGGATCGCTCTTGAGAACCATCTTTCCCAGATGTACCTCCAACACTATCTGACACATGATCAGATGCGTATTGCTGGCGGAGAAGAACCTTGGACAGATGAAGACTGGGAGAAGTCTTATTGGAGACAGATCGACGAACCGACAAAGCTTATGCAGTCTCTTGATGAGCCATATTCAGCTGAGGCCAAGGCTGTTGCCCGATCTAATACAACTTCTATTACAGAGGAAGACATAGGAGAAGAAGAGGAACAGAAGGAGAAAGAGCGTAAGGAAGAGCTAGCAGTTAAGAAGATCTCTGCTCAGAAGAAGCCACAGGCTCTTGGCACTCGCAAGTCTAGCTCTAAAACAAACAAGGCTGGAGCGAATAAGAATCGTCCTGCCAACCAACATGGAACGCGCCGCGCGCCAAAACTGAATAAAGATCTCTTCAACGATGCAGATGAGAGATCCGAGGTATTAAAGAATACTTCTCTACAATCAATATTCTTACAAGCACCACCAATCTCTACGGCCTTCCGCGATATTCGAGAAGCGCTTGTCTCTCAGATCCGTTATAGTGGCTGGGACTACAAGAGAGCAGAGTTGCTAATCGGAATAACTTTTGAAGAGGCAAGGGCTCGGTTGGCTTCCCATGCTAGAAGATCTTACCGTTATGGTATACAAGATACTGGTATGGACTACTTCAATATGCGCTTGGACACAAGAGATGCACAGATTGAACAGCACCTTAATCGCTATGTCCATGGGCTCAGAGATGAGGTACTCGCGCACCTGAAGAGAGGCCTTGTGGAGAATGATCGGCTCAACAACGAGAATGCTACTCTCGCAAAGATCATGCTTGATGCACTAGAGCATCGTACTAAAATGATTGACGAAAGCGAGATCATGAGAGCATATAATACAGGTAGAGCAGATTCTTATAGGAAGCAAGGTGCTGAAATCATTGAGATAACTACCACAGACTCGCAACCATGCGAAATCTGTAGACATTCGACTTTGCAGTGGACGGAAGCTGATGCTATAATCTACGAAGAGTTACCTCCGCTGCACCCCATGTGTAGATGTTTAGTCCGGGCACGGGGTTAACTGGAGGTTCGGGAGAACATGCCAAAAATTACTTTCAGAGATCATTTCAAACTAGAGATGCCCAGTGCAGAGAGATTGCAAGAGTTCAAAGACTCTGTCTCTGCTGGAGGGCATCGTTCTCTTAGGGTAAGGATTGAGGCTACCCATGCTGGCATCACGAACAAGAATAATCGGTTCTATATCCCGTCAAGGATGAGGGATGGGGCCGAAGAGTTCGTTAAAGGCAAGCCAGCTCCGATCCTAAAACATCATAAAGCAGACGAAGACCCAGTCGGTAAGGTCCGTGCTTTCGAATATATTGATACTACCCCAGAGGTTCTTCGTTCCTCTCCTGAAGTCGCTGTCTTAAATGACGGTAAAGCAGATCTTAAAAAGCAAGTCCAGGCTGCCCGTAAATTTATCAATAGTGGCATTACTAGTACCGATGGCTGGAAGGGTCTCGGCAACGTTATGCTGTATGCAGACATCATGGATGAGGGTGCAATCAAACAGCTAGAGACTGGTTTGTTTGACGCTGTATCTATTGGATTTGCTTCAGATCATGCCTTCTGCAGTATTTGCTACAAAGACTGGATGAATGATGAAGAAGGTCTTTGTGAGCATTTCCCACCCGGTAAAGTCTATAAAGACGAGAATGGTAATTCAGAGCATCATTATTTGATCCCAGGGAATATGTTCCCACGCGAGCTTAGCCTCGTGAATTTCGATGCAGATCCACACACGAATATTACTCTTGCGGGTCATCATTTTGGTGACGCGGAGGGAGATGTTGAAGTACAACTAGGGAACGTCAAGCAGGATGTTCTGTTTGACGCGAAGATGACATGGGAAGTTCGAGATTCCGAGGAGGCAGCCATCATGGAAATTAAGACCAATGACGGAGCTGTCATCGAGCTTTCTGATACGGAAAAGAAGATTTTCGACATCGTCAAGGCCAAAAACCCTGACGCTGTTGATTCAATCGTCGCCGAGAATGCTAAGAAGATTGCGGCGCTCCGTGACGAGGAAGGCTTTCTCCCGGATCAGAAAGAAGCAGAGCTAGATGAGGAAACAGCAGTGCTGTATGCCTATGATGCTCTTGTTGGTGGCAGCGAAGAGGTCAACGAGGATGCCCATTACGAAGATTTGATCAAAGAGCTACAGGCAATGGTAGATGAAGGTGTAATCACCGCGAAAGAAATGGAAGATGCCAAGCTCTCTGGTGAACAGCGTAAAGGGTTGTCTAAAGGGACCTTCTGTGGGCCGGACAGGTCGTTCCCAGTACCTGACTGTGCACACGTGACTGCAGCTCGTCGCCTTATCGGCCGCTATAAGGGGCCAGGCAGCAAGACCAATATCCTTGCTTGTGTGGCAAGAAAGGCAAAGGCTTTGGGTTGCAGCGGTGGTAGTAAAGGTGACTCTACTCCTGTCCCAACAGGAGAGGAAGAGGCACCATGCAATCAGCTTACCAAGCTTGGAGACAAGGAGCTTCACGATCTCTTCCATTCGGTAGAGATGGAGCTTATTTCTCGCAAGCTCAAGGTACAGCGCGAATGCAGCGATTGCGCTACCAACCTTAAGAGTGCTGAAGATTCCAAGAAAGAGAAGGAAGAGGCTATTGGGAAACTGACAGCGAATGAGCAGATCGTCTCTATCCTTCGTGACGAACTACGTACATGGGCTTTCGACTATAAAGCGGCTATCGATGATTCTGTTGAGGTACGCTTTGAGCTAGAGACCCTGAAGAGAAAGTTCGCCAGCATTGTTTCGGTTCTCGCAAAGAAACATGACGATGTTGAGAAGGCAGAGGCTTTCTTTAAAGATGCTGAAGACTTTGACAAGGAATACACCACTCTGTTAAAAGACTTTAGTGCGAAGGAAGTATTTGATAAACTCAACGATGGAACACATCACGATCCGAAGGGTACTGTAAAGGATCCAACGGTCAACGAAGACGCAGACAACAAGCAGCATCCGGAAGGTCTCTCAAAGCCGGCACTTGCAGTTATTGACAGGATAAAAGAAATGATTGAAGATGGAGAGCGCGTGCAAGCAAAGAGACTTTTTGCTAAAATGAAATCATATGGTATTTTTGACAAGTCCATGGATTTCGAAACAATTATCTCGTCAGCGAACGACGCTGCCGAGTAGATGCGCTTTTAACTAGGAGGTTAGAACTATGGCAATTGATAGAGGCTATGTAGCCAACCACAAGTTCTACGATGAGATGGGGCGCATTACTCCTAACGTAGAGTGGTCCGAATCCCATCGTCCGCACTTTGAGGCGCAAGTAGCACCGTGGCTCCCCGTCGTTCGTTACGAGAAAGAGCTTGAGGCTTGGTTCGTAATTAGCTCGGGAAAGATCGTAGCGGTGGATCGCGAAGAGAACCTGGTCCCAGCCGGTTACCGCGCTAAGTTTGCAGTAGGCGTGAGCACTGCTCTCACCTACACCGCAGACGATTATAACGCTGGTACTATCGACCTGACGACTGGTGCTGCATACGCGACCAACGGAACTACGACCTATACAGCGGCCCAGGTTACTACGGCGCTACGTAGTCGTGGTCTTATTCGTTCAACCGAATACGCCGTCGACTTCGTCTCAAAGGCAATTGGTACAGCATCGTATAACTACTACCAGGCAGCTGGCACGGATGTCCGTAACCCAGCTACCTACACCTACCACAACTTCAAGGCACAAGAGCTAATTGCAGTGACATGTGACTATGTTATTGTTGCTCCGGTTCTTCCGGCAGTAGCAACGACAGAGACCATGGCAAATGCGATTGTGAACACTGCAAGTGGTCTGCTCGACTTCTTCGATGGCACGTCCGCGCGTGCTACCGGATGGTTCGGCTCCACCGCGATCCATGGCGTACCACGCTATGCTAGCGACGTTGCCGCAGGTGCTGACATTGTGGGTTACATGTTCCTATACTCTCCAGTAGCACATATTACTGCAGAGAGCCCAATCACACCTTCCGTGGCAGGTATGACCCGCCAGGTAAGCTCGATTAAGACAATTGCGGCAGCTGGCGATTACTTCATCGACTACGAAGTAGGTATGATGTTCCTATATGAAGCGGATGGCAATGCTATTCCTTCTCCATGGGCCGTTACTTCGACAATCACCTACTACCACTACGAGAGTGGTGTAGCGGCTGGTGCGGCTCGTACTTCTTCTTACTTCTGCGCAACTGGTGATCTGAATGTCGGCGACTTCGTCACCTACAATGCAGATAGCAATCTAATCAAGGCCGTTCTGGATATCGGTACTGCAGAGGGATATGATGCTGGTGGAAACGCCTACACCGTCGATCCTGACTACAGCGCGGGTACAGATGCTGCCATCTCTTTGCAGATTGAGAAAGCAGTTATGGGCTATCAGAATGGTGTTATCGGACAGGTTATCGGCGAAATCACATTCCCAAGAGGAAATCTCGACAGGGTTCGCACAGCCTTCCCAACCGGGACCTCCCCGAACATTTATACTGGCATGACCAATGCCATTATGAAGACCCCAGGGTCTGCGACGGGTGGCCGTACGGATCAGCTGACCTATACGAATTCTGCGGAGAAACTCCTTATCGTGAACTTGATTCACCGATAAGCGAAGGAGGTCACGAAGATGAGATTCGATCATGAAAAGGCCTTCGGTACCGACGCGAAGGACCATCGCCTGTTTGCCGATACCTGGATGAACAATGGCTGGAATGAGCCATTGGGGCAGAAGGTAACGCTCACGGACGCGATGGCTACTCCTAATGCGCGTATTTGGTTCCCAAAGACCATCGAAGAAATCGTTCGCGAGCCTGTCGAGCCATTGCTAATTATCCCGAGTCTTCTGGATAATATCGCATATGAGGCCGGCGCTCGTATTACTTTCCCAGCAATCGGTGCTCTGGTAGCGTACGACCTCGCTGAAGGTCAGGCCTACCCAGAACAGCAGCTGAACATCGCACCCGGAACGATGACCGTGACCGTCGGAAAGACAGGTCTCGCGTTCAAAGTTACCGAGGAGATGCGTAAGCATTCGCAGTTCGACATTATCAACCTGCACCTCCGTGCAGCACGTCGAGCACTCGATCGCCACAAAGAGCAGAAAGGAATGAACTTCATTTCCGCTCTTGGCACAACTCTGTTTGACAACAAGAACCCGACATCATCGATTTATGGTGTCTGCACAGGTCGTGCAATTGGTGGTACAGGAAACGGCTCCTGCCGTATGGAGGATCTGCTTCGTGCATATTCCTTCATTATGATGCAGGGCTTTACTCCTGATACCATCCTAATGCGCCCGATGACCTGGTCGATGTGGATGGCAGATCCTCTGCTCCAGACCATC